TTGTAACTTTTAAGGGCTGACCGTTTCCGGCAGCGCCCTCTCTGTACCTTCAGTATAGCCGTATTATTTCAGAATGTCAAATGTTGTTTTCGCGTGCACCGCGCCTTCTATGGCGTTCTTTCAAATACTTAGTGTATATTGCGCCCTGGGCTTCGGCCTGGGGCGCTTTTCGTTTCAAAGCGGGCTTTAGCTCTTCGCAATTTGCGAAGGGCTCCCAGAACTTCACCATTGCGACAAAATGTCACAATGGTACATGTGAAACTGTTTCACATGTAGAATCTTCTGGGGTTCAGGTTTCTTCAGGTTTGCGCCCTCGCACGCGCGCGGGGGATTTCAAGTTTTTTCAAGTTCTTGCGCCCCTGTGTGGCCGCTGCAGGGTGATTTCAGTGCCTTTCCTGCTGGGGTAATACTTTCCCCGCTTTGCCTGTGAAAGCGGGCTTCTCTGCCCTCTGCGGGGCTATGCCAGCGCTGTGAAGGATATGCCGAGGTTATCCCGGTATATCGTATAGGCCCGCCAAATAAACTCCGGCGTCACATTGAAGTGCTCGGCAATTTCCCAGACGGAAAAACCGCAGCGCATTTCCTTCACCAAATCACAAAGCGGGATGTATTGCAGCGTTGCCGCTTTGTCTGCCCTGTACTCTGCCTGCGCCTTGACCTGATACGGGCTGTAAGGCGTATAGAACGCGCCGGACAGGAAGTGCCCCGCTTCATGAATGAGCGCCGTTGCCTGTTCCTGCTGGCTTTCAAAGCGGGCGCTGTCCATAGCTACCAGCGCCCCATCCGCAAGGCACATGCAGGCATTTTCCTTTAATGGGCACTCTACAACAGCCACACCAGCATCCGCCAAGTCGGCGCACACTGCCGCAGCGCTGTGGTACATAAGCGGTCACTTCCCTTTTTGCCGATTCAGTTCGGCGCGTATCTTCATAAGCGTTTTTATGTCCTCAATATCGCCGGGGGTCAATTCCTTTTTCACATCGCCATAGAATCCCACAAGCTCATCTTTCACAAGCTCGTCCAGCTCGCTGTCCTTCGGGGCGGTGGGCTTTTTTTGTTCTTCATTGCCAAGCAAATAATCCACAGAGACGCCGAAATAGGCGGCGATTTTGGAAAGTTTATCAGCAGATAAGCTTTTAATTCGTCCCGCTTTGTAGTCAGAAAGAGCAGAGCGTGGAACCCCTGCCATTTTGCACATAGTCGTGATATTTATGCCCGCATTGTCGCACAAACGCTCTATTCTTTTATAAATTTCTTCCAAAATAGCGCCCTCCATTTTGGGCACAATGCTGTATTTTGCTAAATCTAGTAATTTTTAATTGACTTTTACGAAATTCAGCAATATACTAAAGCACAGGCCGACGAGATTTAGTAATTTTTCCTTGCAAACTTAGTATATTACTACTTCCCGTAATAGTCAATAGCTAGAAAGGGGGTTTTTACGGTATGACAAAAATTTGTGACTTCGGCAAAGAAATCAAAAAGCGCCTTGTGGATATTAACCAAACACAAGAATGGCTTATTTCCGAAGTATCACAGGACACCGGCAAATATTTTGACAGCGGATACCTGCACCGCATCTTGCGCGGCGAGTTATCCACGCCGGGCATTGTGGCGAGTATCAGGAAAATTCTGGACTTACCCAATGATACCGCGCAATAAGTCCAATAAAAGGGACTGAAAGGAGAGCCGAGAGCATGACACGGCTTGAACAGGAAACCATCATCAATTTCAACGAGGCCGAGACCACAGCCACAATCTACACGCACAACGCGGCCTTGTGCCGCAAGCTGGAGGCGCTGGCCGACCAGAGGCCGGAGGAAGTAAAGCGAGGCCGCAGCTTCCCGGACGGCGGGCGGGAATACACCATTCCCAAACGCTGGGTAAAGGTGAACGCGGGGCCGATTTTGACGGAGGAAGAACGCGAGCGCAGACGCGAACGCGCGAAAGCAACCAGAAAGGCCCAACTTGCCCAAAATGGCGGGTAAATTCACCCGCTCACAAGAACGAACGCGCGCGGGGCGGGTACTTTCATACCCTATCACTAAAACCCCGGAAAACACGTGTCTAACTGTGGATGAAAAACAATATCTTGACCGCTTTTCAACCGTCCTCATTTTGAGGACAGCTGACGGAAAGCCAAAAGGAGGGACAAGCCAATGAACAAAGAAGCATTACCCGGCGGGCTGGTGCTTATTAAGCCCATCGGCTCAAAGATGGAGCCGTACACAACGGCGGACACTGTGGCAGAGTATGCGCAGGTGAAGGCCGACACAATCCGGCGACTAATTCAAAAGCACATGACAGACCTTGAAGAGTTTGGAAAGGTCGGATTTGAAATCCTTGCAGTGAGCGGCAGCCGCACAGGGCAATATGCAAAACTCTACCACCTGAACGAACAGCAGGCCACGCTTCTGATTACCTATCTGAAGAACACAGAGCCGGTGCGCCAATTCAAAAAGGCTCTTGTGCGCGGGTTCTTCGAGGCCCGGCAGGAACTTTCCCGGCGCGAGGTACAGCGGGCCGTGAAAGCCCCTGTACGGCGCAGCCTGACGGACGCCGTTCGAGACAGCGGCGAGGCCGAACGCATGAAGGGATATGCCTATAACACATACACCAACCTGATTTATAAAGCCGTGACGGGTAAAAACGCGGCGCAGCTTCGGAAGAAACGGGGCGCGGCCTGCGGGGCTGATGTTGTGGGCCTGCTGACAGCGGACGAACTGGCAGAGGTTACAAAGCGGGAAGCGCAGGTGTGCACGCTGCTTGACTGCGGCATGAAGTACGAGGCCATACGCGATATTGTGCGGCCAAGGGAGGCCACGCCGTGACGGAAGAAGCTTATAGCATGTACTTAAAGGCATGCACAGCGGCAAATGTGCTTTCCATTGATTCTTTTGCCCTGGCCTTCTGTGCCCACAATGACGCATTGCAGGCCGCGCGGGAAATCATGCTTGCAGACCGAGCCGGAGAACTGGGCAAGAGCATGGACGAGTTCAACGAGGCCAGAGGCAAAGCGGTTGAATTGAGACGCGCGGGACGCCTGAAAGCCCCATCAGACCGCAAGCTGCTTGAAAGCCTAAGAAAAGCGGACACTCCGCAGCTTTCGAGCATATCGGCGCAGGATTTCGCCCCGCTGGCAGACGGCGGGAAAACTGCCGCCCCCGTTACCTTGGCCGCCCTTTCGCCGGACACGAACAACCGCTATAGCTGGACGGATATTGGCAACGGCAACCTGTTTGCGGACTGGTACAAAGACACGGCCCGCTATGTGCCGGAGCGTAAGCAATGGTTTGTTTATGACGGGCGGGCGTGGCGGCCCGATGCTGGCGGCCTGCGCGTTATGGAAATGTGCAAAAAGCTGGCGGATGCGCTGAACCTGTACGCCCTGTCCATTGAGGACGAACGGCAGCGGAGCGCATACCTGAAACATGTTTTGAAATGGCAGGCGAGGCATTACCGGGAAACCGTGCTGAAAGACGCGGCGGGCGTATACCCTGTGCGGGTAACGGATTTTGATGCCGACCCGTGGCAATTTAACTGCCGCAACGGCACGCTGAACCTGCGCACACGGGAATTTAAGCCCCACAGCCCCCATGATTTCCTAAGCCTTTGCGCCGGTGTGAACTACGACCCGTCCGCCCGCTGTGAACGCTGGGAACGTTTTATTGAAGAAATCATGCAGGGCGACACAGACCGGGCCGCATTCCTTCAAAAAGCGCTGGGCTATGCCTTGACGGGTGACACGGAATATGAATGCTTTTTCATCCTGTACGGTCCCACAAGCCGCAACGGCAAGGGCACTTGCATGGAAACGTTCCGCCGCCTGATGGGCGAATACGGACGCACCGCAAAGCCCGACACCATCGCCATGCAGCGGAGCGCCAACAAAGGCATGCCGAGCGAGGATGTTGCACGGCTGGCAGGGGCGCGCTTTGTGAATATCAGCGAGCCGGATAAAAAGCTTGTGTTGAGCGCGGCGCTAGTAAAGACACTTACAGGGAACGACACCATAACGGCCCGCTTCCTGCACGAAAACAGCTTCGAGTTCCTGCCGCGTTTCAAGCTGTTTGTGAATACGAACCATCTGCCACAGGTGACGGACGTAACGCTTTTTTCCTCCGGGCGCGTGAAGCTGATACCTTTTGACCGGCATTTCACGGACGCAGAGCGCGACACCGGGCTGAAAGCCGCGCTTGCACGCCCCGCGAGCCTTTCCGGCATTCTCAACTGGTGCCTTGACGGGCTTTGGCTGCTGGGGGAAGTTGGATTCGGCATGCCGCAGGCCATACAGGATGCAACGGATGAATACCGGCAGCGGTCGGACAAGGTAGGCCGTTTTGTGGCGGAATGTCTGGAACCTGACCCCGCAGGGGAAATCACGACCACAGACGCATATAACGCCTACACGGCATGGTGCAGGCAGAACGGGCAGTATGCCGAGAGCATGGCGAATTTCAAAGCGGAGCTTGCGGCGTATGCGGAAATTCGCAAAAAACGACTAGCCGGGAGCGCTCGAACGGTACCGCCACAGATGCTTGTACTCGGATACAAAATAGCGTGTGTTCCGATGTGTTCCGACTATTATAGGTAGTAAAAAAATAGCTTTTCCTATATATGTAATGTTTTTGCCCGGAACACACCGGAACACACCCCGCAAAACCGCATAAATAAAGGCTTTGTGGGATTCAGCAAAACCCGGTATGGGACGCCGGAAACAAAAGAGATTTTTATTTTGAAGGAGTGAAAGGCCATGCGGCGATATTATTGCGATTTGAAGCGAGTGTACGGCTTCGACTGGTATTGCGACATTGCGGAGCGCATTGCCAAGGCCCGCGAAGAAAAAGGCTGGACGCAGGCAGAGCTTGCCTGTGCTTCCGGGCTGGCGGCGGCGAGGATAGGCGCCATTGAACGGGCCACGACACGCATTGTGCTGGATGACATGAAGAAAATAGGCGCGGCCCTTGGGCTTTCCGTCGATAGGCTCATCGGCGCGGAACTGGACGCCGGAGGGAAGGATTGCCGCTATCTTATCGGCTTCCTTGATGGGAAGTATGAATACTATCAGGACGCCTCCAGCGGGGAAATGGCGGCCCTACTGTTTTATGACCGCCTGCGCAGTTGTGGCGTTGGCATTGAGCCGCGCGACAGGTTTTATGCCCGGCTGGTAGGCGTACCTGTGACAAAGGCGGAGCTGCAAGCGCGCTTTCCCATGCGGAAGGGCGAGTATGACGCGCTACAGCCGGACGAAAGAAAGGAGGCGTAAAAGGTGACGGAACGAGTGCAGCGGCTCACAATGAGTGTATACGAAGCAGCGGAAGAACTGGGCATAAGCCCCAAAAAGGTGTACGAGCTGACGCACGCGGCAGACTTCCCGGCGTTTAAGCTTGGCACCCGCACCCGTGTTTCCCGCGACGGCCTGCGCGAATGGGTGCGGAAGCGCAGTGAAAAAGAAGAAGCCGCCCCGGTGCAGGAACACCGAAGCGGCCAAAGGTGAGAACAGTTTGAACACCCTGTTTTCACCTGCATTTTAACATGAAAATGGAGGTTTTGCAAATGTGTACATATTTGGCAATGCTGGCCCTTGGGTTTGCCCTGGGCGCAGCGTTTACGGCGGCGGGCCTGCTGGCCGAGCGGAAGGGGGCACGGCGGTGAACAAGCGAGAAGAAATTAAAAGGGCAGCCCAAAACATGCAAACCATAGAACGCGAAGGGATAACGCTTTTTGTCGCACAATCTCCTGTCTTTCGTGGGTGTTCTCTGTTTTACCTTGGTGAAAAAGGCGTCCTATTTTTGGGGCGCGGCGAGAACGTGGCGAAGAGCATTGCCAAAGCCTTTGACTTCATCCGGCACCATAAGGGGAAAACCTATACTGGCTACGGGGCAGAGGATTTTAGAGCGTTTTTGAAAAGTTCCCCTGTATAAATCCACAAAGAACAGCTTACCCGGCAAGATACAAGGCCTCGATGCCGGGGCACATACCGGGCACAGGCCCCGCCCGCGGCGGCAAACACGGGCGGGATGCCCGTGCGCAAAGGAGGTGGAAAACGATGGAAAGCCAAGAGGCAAAATATTGCCCGCTGCTGTCCGGCAGTAGGGGCGGGCCGGAGCAGTGCCGGGGCGAGTATTGCGCATGGTGCACACGGCTTGAAGTATACCCCGGCCGCGTGCTGCACAGCTGCGCGGTGACGGATATTGCCAGCAGTCTGCGAATTATCGCCGGAAAATAGCCCTTTGCAGTAAAAAAGCCGCCCTCCCGGACGGCCCAAACACTGAAACTATTATACACCAGATGGGAGGGCGGTGCAATGCACGAGGACAGACAACGGGACAGCCCCACAAATGAGGCGCTTGCGGCCCGCGCCAAAGCGGGCGATAAAGAGGCAGCCGCACAGCTTTGGCAGCAGAACCGGGGCCTGATGGGTATATGGGGGCGGCGTTTGTATGCGGCATACAGGGAGCGGGCCACAGCTTCCGGCGTTGCGCTGGAGGATGTGGAGCAGATTAGTTTTCCTGCTGTTGCCGCTGCGGCCTGCGGCTATGATACGGCGCAGGGCACACAGTTCACAACATATCTTGCCTACCACTTCCGGCGGGAGTTCTTTGCCCTTGTGGGCCTGCGGACGGAACGCCAGAAGCAGGAGCCGCTTTGCCGCGCATGCAGCCTTGACGCCCCCATAGACGCCGAGGACGCAGAGGGCGCCACGCGGGCCGAGCTTGTGCCGGATGCCGGGGCGGCGGCCCGGATGGAAAACGCGGAAGAAAAAATCTGGACGGAGCAGCTGCACGCGGCGCTGGAAGATAGCTTGCAGGCCATAGACCCCCGGCTTGCATCTGTGCTTCGGCAGCGATATTTTTCAGGCATGACGCATACACAGCTTGCCGCTGTGATGGGCGTATCAAAGCAGCGTGTTCAGTCACAAGAACAGGCCGGGCTTCGGGCTATGCGCCGCCGTAATTCCTGCCGGCTGGCGCAGTTTCGCGCCGAGATAGTAAGCCGGGCATACCGCCATACGGGTTTCAGCGCATGGAAAACGGGCGGCAGCGCGCCGGAGCGCTGGGCGGAGTGGGCAGAGGGGAAAGCCGCCGAACAGCGCCGGGCCGAGGATAGGCGCCTAATGGCCGAGCTTGCCCGCTTTGAAGCTGATTTCGGGATATGGGAAGGGGGGTGAGCAGCAAAGACAAACAGCCCAATAAACACCGCAAATATTAGAGAAAAAAGAAAGGACAGAAAAATATGAACAATTACACCGCAAACAAAGAATTGAAAGCCGTGCTTGATGCTTTTGCAGCCGAGTACAAAGCCGCGTCCGAGACTTCGCGCATTGCCTTTATGCAGTCCATGAAAGGCGGCGACACAATCCCGGAGCCGGGCCACCTGTACGGCAACGATGCAAAGGAAGCCTTTGACAGGAAGTGCACGGAGCTGCGCGCACGGGCCGCTGCTGTGATGGACACGCTGACCGCAGAGGCACAGGCACAGCTATATGCCGCCCCCGATAGGGAGTGCGCCGCTGTTGTAGACGTACTCAGAGGCCGCACCAATGTAACACAAGAAGAAGCATACGGCCTGCTGGTTAAGTATGGCTATAACGCGCTTACTTACCGCGCCATTGCATCCGCTGCCGCGGCAAATGGCATGAAGGTTGATGACTGCCCGCAACAGGCCCGGCTGGATGTTTTGAAGGAGCTGCAAGCAGACATTGCCCGCACAATTACGACGCCAAGCGCAGAGGCTAGACACGCAACGGAGGGCTTCATTGAAATGTTCAAAATGAAGATTGATGATGTTCTTCCCGCTTGAGGGTGGGGGGCCTCCCCCCGCCCCCCAGCGCGGCGACCCCGCGTCCGTTAGCGCCGATTTACACACAGGGGATTTTTTGAAAGGAGGCTATACAGTGAAAAAGGACGAATTGAAAAACATTATACCAGACATTACCGGCGAGCAGATAGACCAGCTTATGAAACTGCACGGCGCAGACATTGAACGCCACAAGCAGCAGATTGCCACACTGACCGCCGAACGTGACGCCGCCGCCGAGAAATACCACGAGGCAGCCGCCAAGCTGGGTGAGCTTGACACCGAGTACAAGGCGAGGGCCGAAGCGGCAGAACGTACCGCCGCCGAGAAGCTGGACGGGATGCAGCGGGAATTTGAGTTCCAGAACGCAGCCCGCGCAGCGATGGCCGAAATTGAGTTTTCCAGCAATGCAGCGCGAAAAGCATTTGAAACCGAATTGAGGGCGAAGAACTTGCCCATTCAGGAGGGCAAAATTATCGGTTTTGATGAATTTTTTGCGGAGGCCCGGCAGGCCGACCCCGGAGCATTCGGCTTGATGGGTTACCCGGTTATCAAAGACAGCGGAGAAATTGCACACCCCCCGTCTTTGGGGCCGCGCGAGCAGTTTGCCGAGTGGTTCAACTCGCTATAAAAAAGGGGCCGGCTTTTTTCCCGGCCCCTGCTCATCCCCCAAAGGCCGCAAGAGGCTGGCGGGGGTACCTCCTTCTGTTCGGCTTGAAGGCCCCTGCCCTGTAGGCAGGGGCTTTCGGCTATCTTGGGGAATATCAAGCCCCCGCTTTGCCCCTTCTATGGGCTTCGGCGGGGGCAAAAGTTTTCCCTTATTTTTTCCCTTTAGCCGGTTCCATCCAGTTCCATGCGGTTCCATGATAGAAACTCAAATTGTCGATTCTACGCGGTTTTTTGCACGCTGTTCTACTGGATTCCACGCAGGAAACAACAAGTCAATAACCGCACGTTGACAAAATGCGCATGACGGCCACTCAGTTCTCCGCCGCCACAGGCCTGACTATCACCGACGTTGGCATCATCAATGATGCGAACCCGACCAGCTCTGACGCGATTCTTGCCCAAAGTCAGACACTGGTTTTGATGGCACAGCAGCTGAATAAGGGAAACGGAGATGCGCTGCAGACCATTATGCTGATGGCCCTGGCCATTGCCCGAAATGTGCCGCTGGATGAGCTGACCGATGAGGAGCGCAGCGTTATGGCCCACTTCAAGAACCCTGCCATGCCCAGCGTGGCGGTGACGGCGGACGCGGCCATAAAAATAGCCTCGGCCCGGAAGGAATTTGCCAGCACCGACACGTTTCTTGAGATGATAGGTTTTGACCAGGCGGACATCCGGCGCATTAAGGCGCAGGAGCAGCGTGTGCGCGGGCAGCAGTTGATTGTCGAGGTGGACAATGCAGATAACGGAGAAAACGTGGATTGAGTACATCACCCGGCTAGCGAAAATCAACGAGACCGCCGGGCAAAAAATGGCCGATTACATCGCCCGCCACGGAACACAGGATACTGACGCCCTGATTGCTTATGCGCAGGCTCTGGTACAGAAGTACAGTGAGGGCAGCGCAGAACTTGCCTGCCAGATGTATGACGCCATGGCCGAGGCGTCGGGCGCGGAGGTACCGCCCGCAGAGCCTGCCGAGCCTACGGATTACAGCGAGACTGCCAAGATGGTGCACGCCACAAGGAAGAGTCTACCGCTTTTACAGGGCGGTGTGAGCCGCCTTGTGAAAAGGGCCGGGGCCGATACCACGCTGAAAAACGCCATCCGCGACGGCGCAGAATGGGCCTGGGTGCCCCATGGCGATACCTGCCCGTTCTGTATCACACTGGCCAGTAGAGGCTGGCAGCGGGCCAGTAAAAAAGCATTGAAAGGTGACCATGCCCAGCACATCCACGCGAACTGCGACTGCGAATACGCCGTGCGCTTTGACGGCAGGACTACGGTGGCCGGATACGACCCGGAGGAATATCTTGCCATGTACGACGACGCGGGCGGCGACATCAACGCCATGCGCAGGGCACAGTACGCCCAGAACAAGGACAAAATCAACGTGCAGAAGCGCGCGGCGTATGCGCAGAGGAAGTTGCGCAAGGGGAATGCGGATGGTATACTAAATGAGGGCAGCGAGGGGTATGTGCCGATAACCAGAGAGAGCATCGAGGCCGTGCGGCCCTTTTCCTGTCAGACGCTGGACACGGAGGCAAGCAATGCCCTTGCGAGCGCGCACAAGCGCCTGCTGGCACAGGCAGCAGCACATCCGGCGGGCACAGAGACCGCGCGCAGCTATGGATTGGACATGCAGCCGCTGGGCAAAACGTCGGTAGGCCAAAAGCCGGGCAGCGTGCGCATATCGAACCAGAGTGTGCCCTACATCTTGATACACAACCACCCGGACGGGCTGACCCTTTCGCCGACAGACATTCTGGGCTTTGTCACGCATGACAACCTGCGGATGATGACTGCCGTGGGAAACAATGGCAGGGTGTACGCGGTGGAAAAGCTGCCCGGCTATGACAAAGGAATGCTGCAAGAGCTGAGCGAGAAACTGACTGTACAGGCGCAAGAGGCAAAAAACGCAGAGGATATTGTGCAGGCCGTGGAAACTTTCTTTGAAGAGGTGAAACCGTATGGGGTACGATATTACGCCACAGAGGGTTGAAGAGATGAGGCGTTTTTTGCTGGAGCATCCGCTTGACCCGGACTATGACGAAAACGTCATAGAGCTTGATGGGGATTGCTCTGCCGACCAGCTCAGATCTCGGTTATATTATGCCATTTTGAAGGAGCTGGGCAAGCTACCAAAGACAGAATAAGACCAAAACCACGATGCTGATGCACCGTGGTTTTTTAAAGCCCAAACAAGCAAAAGGAATTTGCCGAAAAACGAACAGGAGGGTCAGCCATGGGAAAATCTGATTATTACACCGTAGCCGCAAAAATTCTGGTGTATCTGTACAAGAAATATAAACATATGGAGATTGACGATGATTATATTTCCCCGATGACAAAGCAATTCCCGATTTCAAGTGAGCAACTGGATGAAACAGTTGCCATGATGGCAAGCCAAGGGCTGCTTACCGGGAAGATTACCAAAGCATGGGGCGGAGACATAGTGATGATAGACTATCACAGCCTTAAAATTACCCCGGCGGGAATTGATTATCTTCAGGACAATTCCAAAATCAGAAAAATCTGCGAGACGCTAAAAGAAGCAATGCCAATCTGGGAATTGTTTGCATAAAAAAATCAAAAGCACGATGCATCCGCACCGTGCTTTTTTCATGCCTGCCGCTGGCCGCACGAGGCCGGGGCGGGCATTTTTATTGCCCGGCGGCGGGGCTTACCGGCCGCGCAGACAGGCGGAGACGACCGCCTTACAAAGTCTATCTGAAGGACCGAAAGGAGAAAACGATGAAAACAGAGGAGCTTAAGGCCCTGGGCCTGAACGACGAGCAGGTGCAGAAGGTGTTTGCCATGCACGGTGAGGACGTCAACCGGGAAAAGCAAGCAACCACGGAAGCAAGGGCACAGCTGACAGCAGCGCAGAACCAGCTGCAGGAGGCGAACAGGAAGCTGGAGGGGTATGACCCCGAGTGGAAGCAGAAAGCCGCACAGGCGCAGCAGGAGGCCCAGCAGCAACTGAGCGAGATGAAGGCGCAGTACGCCGCCTCCACGGCAACGGCGAGTTTGAAATTTACGAGCGAAAGCGCCAAAAAGACGTTTTTGGCGGATTTGGCCGCAAAGAAACTGCCGCTGCAGGAGGACGGGACTCTGCTGGGCCTTGAGGACTTCGTGAAAGCATACCAAAAGGCAGACCCCGGGGCATTCGCCGCAGACGGCGGATACCCCAGCGTGAAGGACGGCGGCAACCCGCCCAACAGGCCGAGCGGCGCGACACGAGACCAGTTTGCCACATGGTTCAACGAACAATTCAAGTAAAGGAGTAAAAAAATATGGCATCTATTGACATCAACCGCACAACAACCATCAGCCTGCCGGGAGCTGTTTCCGGCGAGATATGGCAGAAAACGCAGGAGGCGTCCGCCGTTATGGCCCTGGCGCGCCAAGTGCAGCTGCCGGGGCTGGGCATGACTATCCCCGTGATTACCGGCGACCCCGAAGCCGGCTGGGTGGGCGAGACGGAGAAAAAGCCGGTGAAGCGCGGCAAGCTGGCAACAAAGCAGATGACGCCCTATACGCTGGCCGTTATTGTGCCGTTTTCCAACCAGTTCCGCCGCGATGTGCCCGCGCTGTATGACGCGATTGTGCAGCGCCTGCCGGGCGCACTGGCGAAGAAGTTTGACGCCACCGTGTTTGGCGGCACCGCGCCGGGCTCTAACTTTGACACCCTGGGCGGCTGCACGGCGCAGAGCCTGCTGACAAACGCCTACGGCGG